AAAGAACTTTCAATAATCAGTCTGTTTCCCTCAAGGTCCTTATTAACATCAACATAAATATCATAAACCCCAAGGGAGGGAAGGGTTGTATTTCCAATTACAGCGTACTGGTCATATGAATACTCAAAACTAAAATCAAAAGTTTTCTCTACTTTTGTGTCGGAAGGAATCTCCCAAGAAGAGTCACAACCTGCTAACCAATAGTATTCAAAAATATAATTTTGGTTTATATCATTAGTAGGAACTAAACGTAACGTAAAATAAAAATCATCTGTAACGTCTACAGCGGCATTCACTGCTGAATTAAAAACTTTTAATGTAAATTCTGCTGCCCCATTAAGTGGAAGTTCACTTGGGATTGAAAAATCCTCAAATGTTTCAACTAATAAGTCAGGATATGTAGCCATACATTATGATAGCCTTATAATAAAAGCATCTTTTATATTTGTCATCGAACCAAAACATTTACTATGACTAGTAGTTAAATTAAAACGAACATTATCATTAGCTTCTTTCACTTCAAAGTCAAGAGTAGTTGTACCATGAGCATCATCATCTGAATTTCTCCGATAGCTCAAGTGAGAAGGACTTCCATCCATTCTTAGTAATGTATTATTTTGCGCTGAACTCCAAGCTTGTACACCAATATCGCATACAACTCCATCAGAAGAAAACTCCCAGTTAATAAAAGCCAAGTAGTAACCTTTAGGTAAAGAAGCATAATCTGTATGAACGTTACTTCCATTAGAACGAGAGACTCTGTACATTCTTATTGCTCCAAAAAAACTATAATCTGTAGGATCCTGGAAATCAGGAATATCAGGAATCAAGTCTCTTACAGTGTCAATCTCAGAGGAAAGGGAATCTGTAACCGCCTTTGTAATAAAAGGGTTAGTTAGATTAGGGTGAGGGTCTGCTACAGCAATGGCTTGTCTTTCTTTTAGTGTTAATTCATTAGATTTAAAGAAAGGTCTAGCATCAATAATTTGATTATCCGTAATATTATCGCCAGCTGTATGTCCTGCAGGAACGTAAACAAAACACACAGGAATTCCAAATTTTAAACTAGGATCTCCTTGCAGGATTGAGTCTACAATACCAGGGGCAGCGTTAAACAAGTCAGAAGGAAGAGGAGCTGCTCCTACAGTTCGTGTAATACCATTAAAAGATAACTTAGGAGTTCTCCCTGAATGGGATGTACTTACAGGATCATTCTCCCAAGCGTCTGCATATATGTACCCTTTTGAAGCACTAATTTTGAACCTGTCTTCCCATTGTGCAGATAAAAGACCAGCACCTTCAATAACAAAGAGGAAAGGTTTGTCTTTATCCCCTGCAACACCAATTAAATCAATTCTGTACTGAGGGAAAGCAGTACTATTATTTGCAAAAGCTCCTGCGTCAAAAGACGATAATAAAACAGAAGGGTTAGTTAAGTCTGCTTCTTTTAGGAGTTGAAAGGTTTCCATTCTTCCAGGATAATGCCAAGACTCATTTCTCTTTCTGTGTTCCCCTTTTTCGCCTGTAGTAACAAGATGGTCATTTTCTCTATTAGGATCGGTGTCTGCATCATGTTCGTCTAAACCTTGATTGTAATAAGGCCAATGTCCAGCCCTAGCCTCAAAAATTCCAGGAGAAACATACACTTTACCATCACCATCTCCTGCGTAAGGAAGAAGGTCATCAAAACCTTCACGTCCAATCATTTGAACAGTAGGTCCTTTCAGGTTTCTAATTTTAGCCCCTTTTCTTCTAGCAGAAGCTAAACCATCCTTAATCTTAGATAAATCATTATCTTTACCTCCACTAATTTGTGGAGCCAAAGTAAGAATCGCTTCTTCTAATTCCTTATCGTTAGCTAAGAGATCTTGTAAAGGAAGATTATCAACTTCCCAGTAGTAAGGATCTGTTTCCTTATAGAAACGAATGTTTTCATTTATAATTTTACTCATAATATTATGTTAAGCGTTTTAGATCGAATCTGTTAACAGACCTTACTCCTTGTCCGTAACCTGCTATGGAAGAGGAGTGAACGTATTCATCACTGAAGTAACTATTTCCTGTAGTTATAACAGTTAACTGGCTTAAGTGTGGTTGTGTCAGATGTTTAGCATTTTGAAAGATTTGTAAAGCGGAGTCATCTACTGTTCTTCTAGCCCCCATTTGAATGTCTAAGAAAGGAGCTGAAGCATAGCTTTCTCCAGTATCGAAAGGAAAACTAGGATTAGCAATATAACCTTGCCCAAACCTGTAACCATAAAAGGGATCGTGGATGAAACCGCCAGTGGCACTAACAGGATAATCATCTTTTTGCAACACGTCAGTAGTTGCTGAGGTTGTTAAGTAGGATATGTCAGAAGTAGCATCAAAGGAAGGGAAAGCCCCCCAAGGAGTATACCCTTGGGAAAGGAGTTGGACTAAAACGTTACCTTCTGCAGCTGTATTTTGCAGTAATAATTGTTCAGCCATAGGGTTTATACCTACCATTATTCTATAAATACCGTTGTTTTTATAACTTTCGTCATTTGAACCTGATACCATCCTTCCTTCTGGTCCAAAATCGTCCAAGAAATAATTAGCTTCAAGAGTATCTGCTACCTCAGAAGTAGTTCCTCCTCCTCCTCCTCCATAGAGAGCAGAAATGGCAGTAACATCGTAAGTACCAGAAGGACCGTGATAGGACCAAGTAGACCCATCGTTTAAGATTCTACCTCCTGTTCCACTTACGGTTACATTGGTAATTTGTAGTCTGGAAGTATCCCCAAAATTCCAAAGGTGGGGTCTTTGACAAGCTCCTTGATTAATGTCATAGTACGCTCCTGACACTGCGTTATAAGAAGCAGTAGGTTTAAAATCAGTCTCATTAATATAAATGGAAGAGTCCCCAATAGCACGAACACACATACCTCCTAAAGTTTTATCAAAATCTTCAGCGTCATCAAAACCTCTAGTTGTAGACCCTACATCTTCATCTATTAAGAAAAAAGGTGAAGCTTCGCTTCCCGTTAAATTATTGTAATTAACAGTAAAAGGGTTTGGATAAAATTTAATGTAACCAGAGTCAGTACAATTTCCTGAGTTGTGATTATAACCACTATTATAGTTCCAAGCATTATCGGCAGAATTAACAGTAGTTCCAATATACTCACATTTCCAGTGTGATTTATTGTTTACCACGATACAAGCTCTAGTTGAGTGTACTTCTAAGGAAGTTTCATAAGAATCAGTAGTATTGTTATAGAAAGAGGAATCTGCTTGATCCCCATCCCCAAAAGGATATTCATGAGGAAGAACTTCAAGAGTAGAGTAATCTTCTGCTTGTAAACCAATTCCAAATCTACTAATTTTTGTAGGTCCTGAAATCCGAAGTCTTGAGTTTCTCCTAGCACAAGCAGCAGATTTTGTCCATATTGATCTTAAATGAAAATATGCTTCATCATTTTGATAACTAGTTAATTGTATGTCTGCTTCATCAGCATAAAAGTCTGATGTTAAAGCAGTTGTGTATCCAGCTCCTCGTAGGATTACATCGGAATTAGAATCTGCTAAAACACAATGACCGTAAATAGCCATACTTGCATAATAGTCTTCTGACATTCCTGCCGTCCCTTTAGGGTACTCATCATGATGAGTTAAACTTGGAGCCATGTAATCTAAGTTAAGAATCTCTGCTATAGAGTTATCTTTTACTAAAATACCAGGAATACAACCTTCTAGTCCTTTTGTTCTTGCATCGTTTAAATCAACAGCAGTAGAATCATACCCTTTTGTGTATTCTAAAGAAGTTCCATGGTGTGTACTACTTGTAGTCCACTCACCCATAATAGTACCTAAAAGAGTATAATCATATTCCTTTCTATGTTTTAAAGGTAGTCCTGGTTTAAAACTAGAGTTGTCTAGAAGGGTTAAATTTTGGCCATTATTAGTAAAGGAAAACTGACCACGGGCTAACGAAGAACTAGCTGTTCCTCTAGAAGAACGATTGTGTTTGTGACCGTAAACAATTCTACTTGATACCGCCATAACTCCCGATCTTTGATTATCTTCTACAGCGAAAGAGTTGCCTTTTAAAGTAGAATCTTCTAAGTAAACGCCGTTACCTCCATTCATAGCAGAATCAATACAACCATTGTAGTTCACCTGCGAATTAGAAGCTTCCAAGCCATCGTAATTATTGAATAATGTTAGAAGGTGTGTTGTTTGTGAATCGGTACCTGTAAAACCACCTACCACAGTAGAATTCTTTAAAGAAACACCAACAGAGTTAGCAAAGGCAACCGTTGGGTAGATAGAAGCATTGGTACTTTCTTGGTGTACATCGAAATCTATCTGGCTATTAATTAGTTCAAAACCGAAACCACCAGACTCATGAGTAGTATCTGCAGTCATGTTATGGTCGCCATATTGATGGTGGCTTCTAAGTAAATCTACCCCGACAGCGGAAACACTATAGTTTCTAGCTGAACACACACTTTCAATTACTTTAATTTGAGAATTTACTAAACGGAAACCAGCATTATAATTTCGGATACTCATACAATTACGAAGAGCAAAAGATGAGTTTTTTAAATCAAAACCATTAGCTGTAGTATGTACTAAGGATAAAGCTTCACCTAAAGCTCCATCTACTAATATATTCTCAAGAATAATTTTACCTGAAGTATTGTTAGCCGTTACCTTACTAAAGAAGTTTCCAAAGAAGATAGCAAAGTTTAAGTTTCCTCCTTGAGTTACTCCTCTTCTAATGGAGCGTGCACTTACTTGGTCCTCTGCCGTTTGCCATAAAGCATCCCCCCACCCAGAACGAACGGAAGGGTTAGGATCGAAGGCACTAATAGATAAGTCTCTATTAGAATCGTAAGGAACTTCCATGTATGCTGTTTGAGTACCTGCAATATCAGTCCAAGCAGTAGTAGCTTTTTCAGTCGAGCTCTCAATATCTAAGTAAACAAAGTCTGTTGCTTGATCTTCGTCTTTACCAGGAGCTTTCATATAGTAGCCCTTTTTCTCATTCTCCCAAGAATCTAAATCATAAATAGATAAATCGTTTAAAGTTTCACAAGAAGCATCAAAGACCATTGACCAGTCACCTTCTACATGGTGAGGAGTTTTTTTATCTCCTGTGTCATAGTAAGTAGCATCTATAGCATTAGTTTGTACTTGGTTCGCGTTAGCAGCGTAAGCACCCAGTCGGTTAACAATCCGAAGAGAACCATCTCTCTCAGTAGTAATCCCTTCTAGTTGTAACTCCCCTAAATCACCGTACTTACAAATTTCAATTAAGATAGGAAAAGTAATCCGTTTAGGTAAACGAGCCACAATATCCTCTATATCAGAAAAAATATTTGTTCCAGTAGGTCCTGTAGTAGAAGATAACACAAAGGATACCCCTTCAACAGCGGAAGTTGGAGCACCTATCATTTTAAATAAGAAATCCTCCCTTTCCTGGAGATCCAATAAGGGAATGTTATCTTGCTGCCAGTTGTAGAAACCACTAGCATCATGTTGGAAGACACTCGCTGTGTAGTCTCCCATTATCATGGGTCCTCCACTTACATCGGTAAGGTCATTGTAATCGTCGTTAATCATATTTTAAAATTGAATTGTCCACTTAAATACTAAAGCAAAATGCTGTGTTTTATAAATTCCTTGCCCTGTAGAAGGGTCTCCAAAGAATCTGTAAGCGCAAATCCAAGTTATCCTTTCTTCAGCAGTTAAATCTTTTTCGAAGGGATTATTAGTAAATAAACCAATTTCTGTTAGTGTTTGCCCATTGGCTGTATTTTCGTCTACGTGAAGATTCCATCTTACTGTACTATCGTTAACTTTATCTACATACGTTTGAGGTAAAACTAAGAAGGCTTCTCCCGTTGAAAGACTAGCATCACTTAAATCCTGTAAAGTACCTGTAGTTTTATCTAAAGCCATTAAAGCATTCTCACCGTAGGATGACCAGTCTAGAGGAGTTTGTAAGACATTGGGAACTACCGTATCCCCAATAGTGGCATCTGTACCTTCTCCAAGTTGGAAAATATTCATTTGGTACGATGACACATCTAATCCTGATGAAGAGTACATAGCTGCCATGTTAGCAGCTAAGCCAGAACAAATAACATTATGATCTGAGAATACAACTTCTTCGTGGTCATCATACAGTTTTACAACTTCTAAGTGACCCTTTGCGTTTTTAAGTAGTTCTTGAAAATTCATTAGAATCTAATTTTCCATTTAATAGTTAGCCAGTCATAACTTGTTTCATTGATTTGTAAACCATCGGGAAACACTATTCTCTTAGCAAATAATTTAAATTTTGGAAATGCTTTTACATCTTCAAAATTATATAGGCTTGTGGGATGTTTACCTCCACTACCTCCAGTAGCTGCTACTCCTTTAGGAATGTAAGGAGGATCCCCTATGTAACGAGCATTGTACTTTCTATCCCAAACCCATAAACCTAAGGTGTCTATCCCTCCAAAATTGTCCCACAAACCTTCGAAATCAGATTGAGATAGGGAAAAGATATATTCTACCTCTTGGTTCTCAATTCCACTTACAGTTCCAACACTGGAAACAATTACACCATTTGTTGATTCATCTATAGAAGGTGTTTGGTTTTTCAACATATCTGGATTTAGATGGATGAAACCATTTTTGTCTATAAAACTTCTAGAGTTCGCATTTGAAGTGTCAGACTTAGGATACCCCCCATAAAAATGCAACAGTGGTTCATAAACAGAGGGATCAGTTAATTGGTTGATCCCTTCTACCTGTGAGGAGAACTCATAGTAGTTTAAGTGATGCCCAAAGGTGTTAGAAGTATCCACAGGTTGAAGTGTTTTATCATGTGGTTTTGCTAGAATAGGAAACTTATTATTTGTCCCACTTACTGACTCAGTAAGCGTTTCTGTTCTATTATCTAAATCGAATCTAGAAGGGCCTAAGGACATAGCAGCTATTGTGAAATTATTAGGATCAACTATATCCTCTAAGTTACTTAAGGAAGAAACAGGACGATCAAAAGTTAACATATCTACCACTGCTGTTTTAGCACCATCAACAACGAGATTTTCAGACTCATAAACCAAAGTTGATTCATAGTCCTTATACATATAAATTGAAACGTTTCCTTTCATTATTCTTCGAATTCGTAACTGTTTGAATTATTTCCTAAAATAGTTTCTGTGCTTCCGTTCGCATCCATCTGCCCATATTTAGTAGCGGCATGATCATAATCAAAACCATAACTATCGAGATAAAGTGATCTTGCCCCTCCATTATAGCTAAATTGGGAAAGAGAAGCATCCCTGCTTAAAAAATCCTCTCCATAAACATCAAAAATATCTTTATAAATATGACCTAAGCCTTTATATGTTGTAATATTATTTTTATCGTAGTAAAAAGATTTGTTATCTTCATTTATTATACTCACATACCCAACAGAAACTAAGGTATTTAATCTAATTGTTTCAAAACAGTTAGAGTTAACATAGGGGTCGTCAGGGTTTACAATAGTATTAATGTTAGATCTTTGTTGTTTTGTATTTCTAAAGACTATTACTTCATAAGTTCTGTCACGAGTACATATAGGTCCATTCCTATGTTCCCATTGAGAGGCAAAGGAAGGAACGTTTCTTCTCCCATTAAAGGTATTAAAATAAATTGAGGATTCCTGGTAGTAAGCGGTATATCCTACTTTAAAAGTATGAAAAGGAAAATCCCTGTCTCCAGTTTTTCTAGCTTCCCATCTTTGACGAGTGAAATCAAAGTACCAAGAAACCCCATCAATGTCCTCTGTACGGATAGCAACACCTACTTCTTCATTAAAAGAGTTATTTCTATTTGAGATTGAAATAGTGTAATTAGCGTCAGGTTCAAGATTATTATTTGTTAAACTTGTTACTTTGATAGGTCCTAAGTAACATTTCTTATTAGAGGAATCTGCAAGGAGACTGTCTAATGTAACCTCTACTTCAAAATCATCTGACTCTTTAAACAAGGAGGAATTAAAAACCGCATAAATCTCACCCCATACTCCAGTAGAAACTGTACCATCTATAAAGGAGGAACAGTAGGAAGGAGAAGAAACAAAAGTAGAGGTAGAGAAATCGAAGTACTTCCCAGAACGTTTGTTTCTAAGAGTGAACCTTAACGGGTTAGTAGTAGCCACACTATTTAATTCTAAAGCAGCTATAGAAAAAGCAATGGGAGTGTTTATTCTTAAGTTAAAGGGCTTACTAGTAACCTTAGTAGTACCTTCCCCACTATAATCCATTTCAATTATATTATTATCCCAATGGGTGCCAAAGCTGTTAAGAAATGTAATATCCTCTGGGTTTCTGGATAAAGAGGGGTAAGCACCAAAACCTGAAAACTTAATGTTATTAACAACACGAGCATTAACCAAATCCCAAGAATCTAAATCAATACGCATGGAATCTTTAAAAAATTCTTCAGGACCGATATGTTTAATCATATTAACTGTGTCTACTCCCCCATCTGTTATAAAACTAAAACTAGTCCCATCCGTAGGGTCTGCATTTAACTTATCGCCAAAGTTAAAGAAAACAGAATTGTCATGAGCTTTTTCAGGGAAAACATCAAAATGAGTATTATCAAATAACTCAGAAGTTCTCCACCCTAAAATAGGTTTTAAGGAAACTAAAGTGAAAGCAGCAACACTATTGTAAATTTGAGCCTCAGCTTCTGCCGCTATGTATAATTTGTAGTTATCACTCAATTGGAAGTTGGAATCAGCGTAAATTACGGTTTCAAAGTAATGCCATCCCATATCACTAAAGGAAGCATTTGTAGGTAAAGCAGCAATATCTTCTGTACCAATTCTCCAGTACTCTTTATCGTTTATGGTATCAATGTTAGGAATCCATTTAGCTAAGTTAAAGGAATAATCATAATTCTTAGTTTCATTGTGTAACCGAACAGTTGGAGACCCACTCGTGGTACCAGCCATGCCAGAGGCGGACCAGTAAAAAGATAAAACGCAGGGTCTTCTCCCTACTTCAAAGTTACCTTCAGTATAACAATCATTTCCTTCAAGTCCAGAGTTCTGAGTGTAAAACATTGAATTTAAGGTATCATCAAAGTCTAAGGAAGATAAAATTACTTTGGAAGAAGCTGTCCACCCCGCCGAAGTTTCAAAACCATAAGAAGGAAGAAACTCTTCCCCTAATATGGGTTCTGCACCAGGGTAGTCTTTTGTTACCCCTGTTAGAATTTCGATATTACTAGTATCCCAAGTAGTCCCTAGATACCCTCCCTTTAAGTGAGGACCTGCGATATGAGACACTAAAGTAGAGCCTCCGTCAAAAGTATCACTGTTCATAGCTTTGTTACATCTGTTGTATTCATGCCATAATCTAGCAACACCTTCTCCTAAGTCTAAACCTTCTAAGTTAAAATTAGATTCTTTAACTTCTGTTACAGAAACATCTGTAATATAAGTGTCACAAAATAAACTGTGGTCTAACTCATCGTACTCACTTGTAAGGGTAGTATTCACTGCAGAAGCTGTTAAAGAGCCTCCTCCCCAAAATTGAAGCTTTATGTTGTGAGGATGATCGAAAGTTACAAAAGTAAAAGAGTTATCTAGAATATCACTCTCTGGTTTATTATTTCCCCAGGAAGGACAAAACTTTAATTTGTTAGCCTTATTCTGGTTATAATTCATCCAAACACCTTCAGAAGGAGCATTTGTGTCCTCTTTGTCATAAGAGAAATTCCAGTGAAGAGTAGATCCTTCTTCTGCTTCATTCTTTACCGTAGCAATAACTCCATTGTTATAACCATCTAAAGAGTCCAAGGGATTTAACTTGGTTTTATAAGAAACCTTATACTCTGTGAAAGGTTTTAATCCTGTTAACGTTTGTTCTACTCCTGCGACATGAGGGTAAGACGTACTTAAAGAAGCAGTTGGCCAATGTTTTGAATTTAGCTTTAAAGCAACAATGTCCTGTAGGTTAACTCTTTCTATACTTCCTTCCTCTTCTGAAATATCTACCCAGTCATCTTCCCATTCGTCGGCAAAGTCTCCATTCCTAATTAAATTTTCACTTGTCTCAAGAGAATCCTTTAACTTCCAAAGCTCAAACGTGCCAGGAGTCATTCCATCTCTATACTGTAAAGCAGACGCACATAAAGTAGTAGAGTTACGAATGGGGAAAAAATCCCTAACTTCTACACCATAGTGAGTGTCTCCTAAAACATCCCCAACAGAAGCATCCCAAACAGGATCTACATTAACTGTAGTAACAAAACCGTTAGCAGGTTTTCTTTGGAGGTAAGAAGGAGCATACCTTTCCTCAGAAGGTAAATACCCTTTCATTAGAAACTGGGGGGTGTACATAAAATCTGCATGAGGGGGAAGGATAGAAGAAGCAGACAGGAATTGTAAAGGTGCAGGTTGTGCTTTTCCATCTCTATAATGCAAATTGTCAGTAGGGGTAGCTTGGTATAAGCTCTTTCTTCGTATAGATTTACGTTCTACATCAGTATTCGATATCATCGTGTCTGTGTAGTCTGTAATACCTCTCCAAACTGTACTAGAAACAGGAGGCATACTTTGATGCTCTTTATACATTTCTTTTAAAGGAAAATCTATACCATGCCCTATATTGTTATTAAAGATTTCTCCTGTACCTGATGCTAGATTAAAACCGCCTACTTTAGGATTAGTAAGCAAACTTTTGTTGTGTTCAAAAGTTCTAGTTGGATAAATAACTGCAAAGAAACAGTAAGGAGGGATTGGGTACTTCTCTTCCATTTCTTTGTAGAAGTGAAGATTTAAGTGGAGGTGAAAAGGAATAAATTCTTGCAGTGTTTTTGAAAGAACCTCTACAGCATCTTCTCCCCACGCCCTAGATGTAGGGTCAGCGGGCATATAATGGAAAGCATCTAACTCCAACATTACAAAAATCTCTGAAGATTTAGAGCACCAGTAGTCTAAAGAAGCCACTTCTCCTTTCTTAATGGACTCCGCTCTATTTGTAGGATACTGAAAGTCACTAACCAAGAACTTCCATCTTTTCTTTCCAACCCCAAGAGTACCAAAACCATCTTCAAGGTACATTGCAGCACCTCTAACGTAATCGAACATAAACTCAATTGTGTCTGCGTCAACTCCGAAGCCTCCACTACAAATTGGAGCTGTTAACCACTTCTTTAAAGATTGTAGTTGGGGTTTAGTTACCTCGAAGTATCTATAATAATTATCTCTCTCAAAAGGAGGAACAATTGTATCTCTTCCTAGATCATGCACTTTTTGGAATTCCCAAGGTTGATTACCATACATCATAAACTTTGTATCTTGATGAACCCTGGCAAGGAGGTAATCGACAGCAGTTCTTAGCTGTTTATCAAAAGTTTTAGGAATTCTGAAGTAGTCTGGAAGTAGGGCTTGAATTCCATCCTTAAGGAAAGTTTCACAAAGAATGGCTCTTTCTCCTGATAGCTCGTCTTCAAAAATAGGAGATTCGGTTTTTAAAATGTAGTAAAGCATGTTAGGAATATAAGATTCCCAACATTCTATTAAGTCTCTATCCACATTAAAGTGGTCAATAGTGAATAAACTATTTAATGCTCCTGCTAAAGCTTTTCGAGTTCCCTTAGATTTGTAAACATAAATTGCTTGCCTTAACTGAGCCTTCCAGTGAGTAAAGTCACTTCCTTGTAAAGCCCATCCTAGGTAACGAGCTAAATATTCGAAGAATTCACGGGGGCATTGATCTATGTCAAGAAGATCACCTATCCCGTCAACAGTAGATTTAATATCATGAAAAGAACAACCCATTCCTTTTAAGAATTTTATAAAAGGACCTGCAGCCTCCTCTGTTATTTCTAGGTAACCTCCTTCATTTAAAGTGTGGATAGAATCGGCTAAAACCCTAGAAGATTTATCATTAGAATTATAGATAATATCTATGTAAGTGTTTATTCTTTCAAGATGTTGAACACCCGAAGTTTGGGAATCTTGCTCTAACCCGTCAGCAGTAGCGTTTCTTTTGTTTAAAATAGAAGGAATATACGAATTAAAAGAAAGGATATTATCGGTATTAATCCAGAGATAATTATAGAAACCTTTAACACAATCTCCCGTATCAATTGTTATTCCATTTTCATAAACGTTAACAATGAGTTCAATAAAAGTATGATAGGGACGAAGACTTGCGGGTGCTAGTGCGGCATCGTGATTTCCTGGTGAAGCTAAAGGAAAAAGTAACCCAAGATTATTTAAAAAGAATGTTTGCCATTCTTGCTCAGAGCTTAACGCCATCCCTAATTGGCTATTGAGATTGTTTTTCATCTCATTACTTGTATTTCCAGGAAACAAATGAGGTAAAATTATTGAAACGAGAGCTTGTCGTAAATCACTTACAGATTCAAATTCAGAAAGTAATGAAGGAAACCCTTGGTCTACTAATAATTCCCCTAAAGGGTCAAGAAGAATCTTCTGAATTAAAGAGGCATCTACACTTGTTTTATTGTGGTTATTAGTAAAGAAAGAACTAATTTCCTTTGCTGTGTAATCACTCTCCAGGGTCACAATGTTGGAATTAAACTCAGAGGCGAAAGCAGCAACCCTATTTATCATTGTGTAAATAATGTTTTCTTCTTTTCCATACAGGAGTTCCTCTTCCTCAAAATAAACTTGAGGAACAAATTTAGCTACAACATCAATATAATTATGCTGAAAATACTTTCGGTCAAGGGAATCTCTATACATATTCTACGTTAATCTCTATATTGTTTAATTGTATAATTTCATTGTACATCAGAAAAATATCCTCTTTGATATTGTCTACTGTTGTGTAAGTAACCCCTTCTTCCTCCATAGCTTTCACTACGATATCTCCTAAAAAGAGAGTTTCTCCAAAGTCAACATTATCTGCATGAAAAAGTCTTTTTATTTTGGAAGCTACACCTACCTTAATCCTTTCTTCATTTGGCTTATCCTCTCTTTTAAGCATAATTGTTATTACTAAATCTAAAGTTCTAATTAGTGCATCAATAGCTACAATCTCAACAGCAATCATTTTAAACTCATTCATGTATTCAATAAGTTCTTGCTTGTATTGTAAGGATGCTCTCTCTAAGTGAATCTCATTTGCTACAGCAATACAATAAATGTCAATGATATTGGAAGAAGCACCTGATTGTCTATTAACAGCAATACACTTACCATAACCTACTGAGCTTTGAAAAGCATTGGAAATCGCAGTATAGTCATCTCCTGTTACTGCTCTGTATTGGGATCTAAACAAGTAAGGCGCATACTTTTTAGCGTGGTCTACCGACTCTGCATTCTGACCTCCCGTACTAATAGTAGTGTTTACATAATTACCTTTTATGAGAGGACTCCCTGTAACTAAATCAATACCCTTCACATTTTTGTTAAGAAAATTATTTTTTATGTTACCCCGAAAACCTCCTCCTGTTCTATAAAGAACTGTATAAGAATCCCCAGAGATTGGAGGTTTACCCCTAATACCATCTCCAAAAATAAGTTTTACTCCATAGTTGTCGTCATACACTTTCTCAAAAACTTTATGATCCGATCCTGAAGCAAGGTAAAGACTATCAATCTCTTCCCACATTCCTTCTGAAGAGGAGACTTGAATACTTCCCTCTACTACTGGAGCTTCCTTTAAGTAGATATACTTAACTGCGTCGATATCAACAAAAGAGCCTTCTTCTTCCTTTAAAAACCCTTCTAAGAGAATAAGATTACTTATAGAAGTTCCATTATCAAAGTCTCCGTGAGGGATAATTAGATCAGACTTTCCATCTAATAAAATCTCTCCCGTAGAATGATCATAGTAATAAAGCACCCAAGACACAGGTTGACCATCTCTGTCAGAAATGACTGTTACATTCCTTTCTTCCTTTGTTATTTTGAAATCACCTTGGGGTGAGGAGTCCAGAGTCAACTTAGCATTAGCTTTAGCAGCTAAAGGACCTCTCATGTCTACACCAATTAATTGAAGCAGCTTTCTAACATTAGCAGGTACCCTGGCTGTTTCCAGGAAATTTTCGTTTGCAAGCATATCCGCCTTTAAGGAAAGAGTGGTTCCCATGTAAGCCATAGTATTCACAAGCATCATTCCTAAGTCAGACTCCACAAAATTATTGTAGTCTAAAGGGTAAAAAGCTTTAAGGTAATCCGTTAAAGATTTTTTGATACCCTCGTAATCCTGTGATGTAAAATCAATAGGGGGTAAGGTATTACTTGCATTTAACTGTGCTACTTTAATAAAATCAGAAGTAACTAATTGATCAGGAGCTTTTCTATTAGTAAGCCCTCTCCATGGTACTGAACGGTCGTAACTCATTAAATGGTAATCTCCAAGGTGTCTACAAAAGTAGGAAAATCTTTTATAACAAAAGATAGTTTAATATAAATTTTATTTAAGCCTCTACTTCGAAGGCTTACATCTTCTTCTACGAGAAGAGAAGTAATTCTAATTCTCTTATCATAAATAGCGATTGTCTCTCTAATGTCCTCTTTAATCCCTTTAAGCAAGAAAGAGTCTAGAGGCTCAAATAGCTTTGATCTTAATTGTACACCGAAGGAAGGTTGCATGGGCCTCTCTCCTCTCTCTGTTAAGATAAGTTGTCTTAAATTATTTTTTATAAGAAAGTGATCCGTTTCCTTAGTAAAGAAGCCTCCTTGTGAATCTTTCTTTAAGGGGTAAGAAATCCCCATTGTCTGTGTAACTTTTGAAGTAGTTACAAATTCAATAGGTGTAAAAAGAGTAGTATTTCTAGATTTAGTCATTAGTCTAATTTAATATTTTTAAAGAAAGCTTTTGTTTGGTTAAAATTCTTAAGAACTTCTTTTTCTGTTAAAGCTCTACTATAAAGTAAAGGTAACCCTATGAAACCAAACAGTCCACTTTTGGAGTTATTATTATTTAGCAGAGCTGCTTCTTGCATACTACTGTTTCTTGAATAGTAGCTATTTGTATTGCTACCCATAAATCCTCCAGTCTCTAAGGTATCAGTGTAACCTCCCCCAAGAATAAAAGGAGTAAAAGAGCTCCCAGGTAAAATAGAGGGAGCTACTCCTGAGGAAGCGGAGTAACTAACAAGATTAGGATTAGTATGGTTTAAAGTATGAAAAGTAGGGCTCTTTGGGATTCCTAAACCAAAAACATTTTTTACAGATTCGGTTATTTGCAATTTTCCATCATAGAAGATTTTAACTTTCTTTCTCGAAGGATTAACAGTAAAAGTAATCTGTCGGAAACTAGATGTTAAATCTTCCTCTAAATCAATAGAAGGGGGTACCCATGAGACTCCTAACCGTTCTTTATTTTCGTTTTCTCCAAAACAAACACTAGGATCCCAACCTAATCTTCTTTCATTCTGGGAAACCGTAGGGTACAAACCTAAAAGAGGCTTTCCTTGCACCCCTCTTACAAAACCGAAAACAAAACCTCGCACCTTAGCGTCTTCAACAGTCATATCAGCGTTTACATAATTTTTAAGATCAGTTTGACCCCCCTCTCCTGTATTTTCACAAGCAAGAAGCAACCTAAAAGTGTGGTCATCGTCAAAGAAACTATCGCTCTCTAATTTGGGAATGTGTGTCCAAACAGAAAAAGTAAAACCAGCCTTGGAATAAAGACCACTAATTAAATCTTCCCATACTGGGATTTGTACACAGGCTCCTCCGTTAATTAAATCGGAACCTCGAAGAAAAGGAATGCTTAAGCCAGAAGGATAAACCTCAATGAGATCATTTGCAAGCATTTGAGCGTTTCCTACCCCTAGACCATTTGCTCCAAAGTTATCAATTTGGTAGTCATCTATAGATGTAGAAGACCCAGTTAAAGGGTTAAGAAAAGCAAAACCAGCCTCTAGCCCTTTAGTAATTACGGAATCAGTTATATTACGAGTTAAGTATCCTTCCCCACTCACATCGTAAAGACTAGTTTGTCCTTTTGTCTTATCATAATGAGGACCAACTCCTGCTCCTTCGTTAGCTAAAGCTAAGTGTTCAAAAGTACGTACTCCTTCCTTAGGCAGAGTGTTTAAGTATAAAGGATCGAGGGGAAGGACAGAATCATCAACATCACCTTTTCCTAAAGTTATGCTTACCTGTTGCCCTAAGGTAGGACGCAATCGCATGTTTTTAGTAAAAGAAAAATCGTTTACAGGAATGTGTTTTAGAACTTCCTTCGTTCCATCTTCCTTAAAAAAAAGAACCTCTTCTCCTCCCACAATTTCAAAACGGCCAGACAATCTAGCAAGTTCTAATTGTTTCTTTCTCTTTTTTATCTTTAACTCGTAAGAGGTATAAATACCCCCTAATTGTTGGTTATAATTTGTAACTAAGGGTCCTTTTTCCTCATGCCCTTTTTCGAGAAGCTCTTGAATCTGACCTGATACATCGTATATTTCTTTTTGTCTATCCGCAATAAAATTTTGAAGTATGTTGTCAGAGTAATAAAATTGTAATAATTCATCAGTCTCCTTAGCATTCTCAAAATCCATTATAGTGTCTGTGTACCAATCTAAATCTTCTTCTTTATATACTTCCCCTCTACCACCTAAGTTTGGAGCGTAATTAAAACTAGTAGCAGCATCTGAAGGAACCTTCCCATTGGGAGAAGGTGCTTCTTTAGTACTTCTGGAATCATAGTAGAATCCGTTTTCAGATAAAACGTAACGACCAATAGAGGAAATTGGTGGACCATGAATCAAGTCATAAGTAGGTTCTAAACCAGGGAGGAACCTATTAAGTTGGGCTTGAACCTGCAACCACTTCGAATGGTCAGCAGCCCAAGGAGTAATAATTGCACGACTAAGAAATTCTTGGTGTTCCTCAGAAACAGGGTCTGGTCCTACTGGCATCCCTTCATAATTAAGGGATGGCTCTTCTAAACTGCCAGTGGCTCTATTTCCAACAATAGATGTAATAGCATCCAAGTTAGCTTTTAAAACATTAACTTGGCTTAATCCAAGTTCTAATTGACTTTCTAAATTTGAAAGTTTAGCTTTTTTTCTTTCAGTAATGAGAGAAGAATTAATTATATACTGAGAAGTATCTCTTTCTACTTTAGAGATAACAGAATTTAAAGAGTCTTCATCGGGGAGGGTATCTCCTTCAAAAACGTCCACTCCATTATCTTGTAGTGTCCTCATAGTAGTACTAACAGAATCTAACGAATTTAAAGCTCCTTGTAAGATAGAACCAGAAGGAAGTAGTCCTTCCCACTGTGGAACAGAAACAAGACCTCCTACACTTCCAGTGTTTACTTTTGTGATACCAGAAAGATTGGCAATTTCTATCTCTAACGATTTAACACGAGAAGTTATAGCACTCATAGTAAGACTCTGTGTTTTCTTCAGAGCTGCTAAACTGGGAGAAGGTAGCATTTTTAGCTCTGAAATAGTGTAAAATTCAACGTTCATAATTCTAATAGTATGTAGTGCTAAAGCATAGCAACAGGAGAACCTAGGCTTAAACCCGCAGCTGACCAACTTCCTGCAGCTGAGGATAAGGACATAGCCCCTCCTGAAGATTGGGTAAAACTAGCCCCTGCACTTTGAGAAATAGTACCTCCAGCAGTTTCGGTTATTGCTGAACCTGCATGGATACCTACCTCCCCTCCTGCATCAAGAATAATATCCTTTGCAGCTGTTAAATTGATATTACTTTGCTCTGCGGTTAAATTAATATCCCCTTGAGCAGCGATAATGTTAATGTTTCCTGCCCCTTCATTCTCAATAATAATATCGACATCAAAATGATTAGCTTTAACAACAATTTTAATATCCCCTACCCCCCTTCCTGTTAAAGTAATCTTATTAGTAGCAAAGGCAACAATGGAGTCATCGTCTAAACCTTCTGCATCTTTTATAATCCCTATCCAGTTTACTTTATCATCCACCTCATTGTTAGCTCTATCCCCTAATATAATATACTCAGCATCCTTCGTATCATTTATGTGGATATGTTTCTCTAACTCTGTGCGTAAAAGAATTCCTCTATCTTGCTTCTCTCCTTCATCTTCCGTATTTACTGTTTGATGGTTTAACCAAATCTTATTATTATTAGGGTCTTTCCAAACAGATTTTCCAGGAAAACCACTCCATTTAAAGATCTCCGCTTTATCAGGAAGAGTAGGTGTTGCTATAAAATCTTTCTCGCCCCCCACTTCTTTCTCATGCCACTCTGTAGTAAAAATTGCCCCAAGTAGAACATAGTTTCCTTTGTTAGTTCTAGCGAAAGCAACTTTTGTACCTGCTAAAGGTATACCTACAAAGCCGTAGTCAAAACCACCGTAAGGACTACAGTAATGTACGGTAGCCACTCCTTCGGCATACTTAACTTGTAGAGACCCTGATTCCATTGCATTGTTATCACTGTTTGGCTCTACTATCCCTTCATAAATTTGAAGTGTGTTCATTATATTTTACCTACCATATTGATTAAGTGAAGCTTAGTAACGTAACCCCCATCAGAAGAAATTTTGTGAGACATTCCATAGAGAGAATATTTTCCCGACAACCAGTGTGCAGTTCCTGTCCGTTGGTTATAAACTTGAATCTTGACCCACCTTCTATCTTTACCCCATACTTCGTTTAAAGAAGAAAGCTCAGGTATTCCAGGAACTGTAATCGTAAGTTCGTGAAGTAGTTGATTAATCCTAGAATAGTGGTTAGCTTGTTGATTCAGGAGGTCTATTGTTTGTATCTTGGGGTCAGGGTCGCTCCACCCTTCTACTAAGTAAGTTGGAACTAAAACGGATTCATCTACACTCGTATTATCAAAGGTTTCCTCCTCTCCTACCCATCTCTTATTAGGCTTTTTACTTTTAGTTAAGCTAAAAAAGAAATTTAATCCTAATTCTGCGTCCTCATCTGATAACCCTTTAGCTCCATTTACAATATTACTTTTAATGTCTTGCATATCTGAAGTAGCAATCTTTCGAAGATTATCGTCAGTAGAAAACTTAGATATACTAAAGGTGTTACTTGCAGAATCTGTAAAATAGTCCCATACTTTACTTGCTCTTTTTTTTATAACATGATAGTTTGAGTCAGAAGGAGAAACACCTAACCATTTAGGATAGTTTTCCATAAATTTATCTTTTCCTTCGGCTGTTAATTTCTCAAGCATAGCTGTGATTGATGTGTCATGTCTATCTGAAATAGACTCATTGTTAGAACGCAAATTAGAAAAAAGACTATAATAATAGGAAGAAAAAAGTTTATACTTCATGTCAATAATAAGAGGTTCTTGTTGAATGTACTGAGTTCCTTCTGTTGTAGCTACTCCTCTTCTCCCATAAGTAAAAACTAAATCGTAACTTTCTGGAGTATCAGAAACTTTAGAATCAGAGGAAGAACGAACAGAGTTAGAAGTGCATTTTAAAGAGTGTACTTTTCGAAAAGATGTTCCTTCGTGGTACTTGTCTTCTGAAGGAGATTCTCCTTTCAAGATCAAGTCGTGATATAAATTTTCTTTTCCTAGATAAACTAAGGTTGCCATTTCTGAGTTTTTTATGTACTCGTTAACTATAATATCATCCTTTATGCGAGAAGAAGTAAAAATAAGACTTTCATGGTCCTCTACTCCTAAAGCATCAGCAAGTTCAGTTAACTGAGGGACTAGCCCTGGGACATTATTATTAGAATTTTTACTGCCTAATATAAAATCTCGCATAGAGATCCCTGCAGGTTTAGCCATTCTAATATAAATTTTTATTTTACTTTTTTCACTAAAATCGTCTCTGTCTTGTTGGTACTGCGCTTCAGAAACTTCCTCAAGAAAATCTTGTCTTTCTTGAGATGTCATTCCTGTTGTTTTATTCGTTAAAGAATCAGCAGTAACTATTGGATTTTCATAATTCTTCCTTTTTTCCTCTAGTTTCTGAGCATTTACAATAAACCTAGCTTGTTCCATATGTGCAGGACCGTTTTTATCTGTTTCATCGTTTGAACAAATGGATAGAGCTTGGCCTATCCCTTTTCCATAAGCTATCACAGAGTAAGGAGAAAATCCATTATCACTACTATGTAAATTTAAATCAAGGTTAGGAGGAGGTTTTAATTTTCCATCTTTATCCCAAGACCCTCTCCCAAAAAGCTGTTCAGACCTTAATACATTTAAGTGTAAAACGAAAGGAGAAGTTGTAACAGATCCCATAGAATTCATAGTAGTATCAAACTCTTTTTGAAGGTCAGGTTCTAATTCTGTTGCAAAATTGTCGTTAACCTTTCTATTAGGAGAACTGCCACTATTATCTCCTTCTGTTTCTGGAATTGAATCATCATACACAAAAACTTTAGGCTGGGCTGGGGATTGATTATTTTTGAGTTGTACAGCTCTATACGTGGAAAAACCAACTGTACTTAAAAAGTCTTGTAGGAGAGAATTATATTTGTCAATGTTTTCTGAATGTCTTTGTGTCTCCATAGTATCTACAGACTGCCCTGAAGAGTGCCTTGTAGGGGATACCTCTATATCTCCTGTTTTTGAGGCAGGAAAAGCGTCTTCTGGATCAGCTCCATCAAGGAAGCCACCTTGAGCGTAAGTAGTATCCGTTTCTGTGGGAGGATATCTCCTTTCAACATTTGATTCCAAATTTTTAATATTATTTTGAGAGGAAGTAATGGAAGCTGAAGTACTCTTTTGTTCAGTTTTGTTATTTGTAAGTTGTTGTTCAATCTGAGCTATTTCAGCATCTTTTGGGTCTTGAGAGGTTGATTCATTAATAAGTTTTGATTTGTTAGCTGTAAGACTACTTTCTTTTTCTTTTAAGGTATTTAAATCGAAGGTAAGCCTTTCTACATTATCTCTTTCTTGGTTGAGTAATTTTTCTTGGTTAGCTGTTGGAGAAGGAGGAAGGGGTGCTGGATCGTTGGGGGTAGAGAATAAAATAGGCACAAAATCTTCTCCTTCCTGTTTATCCTTTTGCATTGCGTCTGATAACTCATGGGTTGTTAACTTTTTTTCTCTAGCGTCAAGTTTTGCTTTAAACTCTTTCCCTAGGTTAACAACCGTAAAGGAGTTATAGAAAACGCCAGACAAAAACTTAGAAATAGAATTAGAAATATTCCAGTAGAAAGATTTATTAAAATCAATCTCTGTCAAAATTTCGTAAGACGCTTTTTTGTTAGCAAGAACACCCATTTCAAAAGAGATGATATCTTGCATTTTAATATTTAAAATTTTATCTCCAAAAGTATTAAAGTCATATTTAATCTCACTAATAATAGCCTTATGAGGTTCCGACCATGTTCTTTCATGAGCCCCATAACCCCACATAAGGTATAAAGAAGGAATACCTTCAATACCTCCTGTTAAGGAATATTTTCCTGTGTCATCCGCAACCATACTCATCGTACAGTTTTTGGTCATAATATATTGCTCGAAAAGCATAGCTTGAAAGTAATCCCCTTCCTCAGTAGGAAGCTCCAGCAATTTCAAATCATAGAGTAAACCAGCTTCAGTTTCTGATTGATACTTTCCTATCTTTGATTCAAAACTAATTAATTGATTTCCAGGTGTTAAAGAAAAAACATTCGGAGTATCTTCAATAACTCCTTTAGCCAAACCCTTTTTAAACTTAAGCATCGCTTCTTCATCGAAAGACATTGCAACATTAACTAAAGAAGCGTTATTCTCATAGGGAAAGTTCTCCCCAGAGTGAGTGTTGGGTACGGGAACGGGCATGGTTAGAAAGGAACTTTTAAAAGCATACCAGCATGGATTTGCTCTACAGGGTCGAAAATATTATTGGCGATAGCCAGTTGCCACCATTTAGAAGGAGTACCATAAACTTCAAGAGAAAGTAAATCTAATCTACCTTCGTACCCCGCAGGAACTTTAATAACTTTGTTACTTCCTTTTTTTCCTACATTTTTATAATAGTCATCAAATTCTTTAGAACCTATAACAGTTACTATTTTTTTTCCTTTGTGTTTTGTTTTAAAACTAAAATCGTTAATCCAACTCATTTAAAATGCCTCTTCGGTATAAATAGGATCCAAAGTTCCTTGTTCTGTAAAGTCTAACCACCCTGGTAAGCCATAAGGGTTCTCTTCAAAGTCATAAGCTTCTGCTCCTATACCCCCTGCTTGACGATACTCTTCTAGGGAGATTTTGATTTTTAGTTGCCTAGGCATTAAAGAAAAATTATCATAACCTTGACTTCCTTCAACAGTAAAACTGTAGTCTGTACAAATGCAAGGAACGTCTCTATACAAGTACCCAAAGTTTAAATGCACGAGAGGAGGACCTACGGAGGGGCTGTGTGTAGAACCTACAACGAAAGTACGAACAGCGTTAACAACATAGGAAAATAAGTTTAGTGTGTTTAAGTAAGAAGCTCCAAACTCTTTATTTTGAAATATAAAATCAGAATCGTCAGGTCTCCTAGTGAGATTTAAATCTCTCCATTCTTGAAACATCCCTGATGTTTTCGTTGTATTTCGGAGAGACTCTTGAGTGCCAAATTCTTTTCCTGCTTCTGTACCTTCAAGTTGAGGATCATCTCCATTTATAGGTGAGGAAGGTTCAAGCTCCGTTTTGAACCTTTCATTTAGAGATTCTAAACTTTGATTATTCTCCCTTAAAATTTCTTGAAGCTTTATTTTAAACTGACTGTATTTGTCTGTGTCTAAAGGCTTAAAAAAGTCAAACCCCATCTCATGTATATGGGGGATAGTATATGTAAAAGTTACATCTAGGTTCCTAGCTTCAGCACCTGTGAATAAGCGTAAAGGTTCATTTCTATTAAAGATAGGGATAGATGAATATTTTGCTTTTCTCTTTTCACTTATAATAGGATTCTCAAAAAAAGGAAATTGCATAGTAAGGTCTGTTTCTCCTATTTTAGTAGAAGGATAAACTACACGAAGAAAACCTACTTTATCTAATATTTGATTTATTCTTCCTTTTTTCGCTATTTTAACTGCAGTAGCGTTAGAGGGAACACCTTCTTCTTTTGCTACTTTTTCCCAATTTTCTCTGTCTCTTCTTCGTTGTTCCTTTGCAGGGTCACCCATTTCTGCTCCCCCAGCGAGAGCATTACCTAAGGTGTCTGTTGCCCACGAAACAGCGTCAGATGCAAAACCTGCAATAGCTCCTCTAACATCCTCAATTGTGTCACCAAGAGAAAAACCGTCGATAGGATACTGGGTACCATCAATACCTATATTTTGATTTCCCCACCCACCACCTAAGGAAGGTAAAGAGTTGGCAAGTATTTGAAATTCGTTTTGGTGGGGCCTAGTTTTGTCCCCCTGTAAAACACCCATAGCAATAGATTTCCATCTTTCTGCTATGTCTAAATGAATAGTACTTAAACCTCCAGCACCAACAGCATTTAAAATACCACTAATACCTTGTCCTTCCGATTGAAGAATAACCTTTCTACGATCGAGTGCGGGTTCTCCAATATGCTCTGCTGCGTGAGCATTAGAATCAAGGATGAGAACCTGTCTTTTATCTAACCAAGGTTGCCCTATGTACCCCGCTGCTTCTGTATTATGGGGAATAATTGTAGCATGGCCTCCATCAGGAGGTGTAACTATTGTGTAACTGGAAGCTTTTGTCATAATTAAAACCCTGTATTTAGAGTTGCATTTGTGGGTGATGACCCATCTATTATTCTTTGTCTTAAGTCTTGTTGCCTTAGAGCATTCGCAGCTTTAAGCTCTTCTAGAATTTGCAAACTTAATTCACTTTGTAGAACTTGAGCATTTTCAAAAACGGAATTTAGGGGGTTATTCTTAGATGAATTATCCTTAATAGTGTCTAAAGATTTAGTTTGTTTTCTAAGTTCAGCTAACTCGTTAGCCATATCATCTTCTTGTTGTTTTAGTAACTTCTTAATTTGAGCATCTTCGGAAGGAGATTCATAATCGTGATTTAATACTCCTTTTGCTCCTTTATATGCAGAGTACATAGTAAAAGCAGTTGTAGCTAAACCAGCAACCATACCGAGAGGCCCTAAGAAACTTAGAGCTCCTGCGAATTTACCCCCCGTAGCTGTAGCATTGCCTGCTGCTGTTGTAGCTGTATTTCTTACAAGTTCAGTATGAATACCACGTAAAATGTTGTGAGTAATACCAACATTCTTTGCTTCTAAAACTTGGGCTTGAAGAGCATGCACTTTTGAAAGAGTGTTACTTAGAAAAAGCAAACCTTTCATTCCTAATAAAAGACCAAAATTCCTAACAGCAAAAGCTACAAGAGAATAGCTAAATTTAGCTACTTTTATAATTTGCTGAGATACTATAGAGCCATACACTTGTAAGTATGCTGATAAAAAACGTACAACGGGAATCGCCTCTCCAGTAAAACTAACAAGTAAAGCTTGAAGGGAAGTATTAAAACTTCTCATTAAATCATTTGTTAAAATGGTTTGTTCCTGTTGTTTTAATAACACATTTCTATTTTCTATTTCATTATTTGCACTTGTAGTAAAAGAGTCAGCAATAAGCATCAGGGATTCTAATTGATTCTGGGTTAAGCCTGTAAGGTCAGCAAAAATGGGTGCTAATAAAGCACCAACTTCAGCACTCGATCCTCCAGAAGCAGTAGTAAGCTGTGACTTAATTGCTTGTCCTAAGTCAGCCAAAGCTTGCACTTGTTGCTTAGAACCTTCCTTACCTGCTAATGCTTCCGAGGATACATTACCCGCAAACATTCCTTTTGTAACAAAAGTTTTAAATTGGTTCCCTGCTAACCCTTGTAAAAGATCTGCAATTTGACCTTCTGACCTAGACCCCATTAAACTAGTCAATCTAGTCAATGTTTCCCCCATTGCTATCGCAGCATCCTTTCCTTGTGCAAGGGAAACTCTTGCTAGAGTTGGACCTAATTCTTGTAAAGCCATTACAAGACGATGAGAATCTAAATGAAAGGATTGTGCTAAGTCTAGAGTAGCATTCACTAATTCAAGACCAGCTTTATTGCCTATTCCTGTAGTTACAGAGAGTTGCTTAGTAATAGCCGTATTTTGGGAAACATCCATCCCTAAAAGGGCAGATCTCTTAGCAAGGTCTTGCATCCCTTTGGACATAGGATTAAAACCATTTGTAGTTGCAGCTACGATAGCTTCAACTCCTTCCTTGTAAGTAATCCCACTTTTCGCTAATTCTGCTAAAAATTTAGTGTTGAGAACATCGTCGAATGACTTTCCAAAAGCCGCTGACACAGAAGAAATTTGAGAAAAAGATTTTACAACATCTTTTGCTCCTTGCATTAAAGCCCCACTGAGAAAACCAATAAAGAGTTTTAAATAATGAGTAACAGAAGTAAAGCTCTTTACACGTCCAATTGCTTCTTTTCTCCTAGCTTCTTCAAAGAAATTTAATCCTTTATCAGTTAAGCCCAAAGTCTTTCCTAAACCTTGAGTGTAAGTATCTGTAATAGTAGAGTTAAGCTTACCAAAAACCCCTAATGTACGAAGAATACTTTTCTCTCTTACTCTAGCATTCCCTTTACTGGATTCTATGTCTACCAAACCTGCTCTTTCAACATTTCTACTACTCTGGTTAGCAGCTTCTCCTGCATCCGTTAAATGGTCAGCAGCAGTCTTTGTAGCTTTTTTATTTCTTACAACTTCTTCCTTTTGTGTGTTTAAAGAAGAAGTAAGATCTTTAACAGTTTCAACTAAAATAAGTAGGTGAGACGCTAAAATCTCAGTAGAGGAGGATTGGTCAAGATCAGACATTAGTATTCTAGTTTAGTAATATTTAATTTTTCTACACTTTTTTCAGGAATATTTTTTCTGTAGTACATCCTGTAAGCAGAGTACGCAATATATTTATCAATGTTCTGGATGGTTTCATAATTAACATGATGCCCTTTATTCTTAATAATACGAGACAAAGCAAGTGCTAGTTCTAAGTCTACGTATCGAACACTAATTCCCGTGAAAAATTGAGCACCTGCATTGTTGTCATAAAGACTATCTCCCCACCCAGTAGTATTATACCTCATGTCATAGTTATTGTGATTAAGGTAAATAACAATAGGGTAGTTATCCTTATTGGCTCTGCCTTGGGAATCAGAACTCTGGTAAGGAAATTTAAAAATGGTACCTGAAGGAGATCGCCAAGGTAAAATACTTCTCTCCCAAGTAGCCTCCTGAGGGATGCCATCACCATCATGAATAAAATTTCTCTTTTCAGGGTCAGAAACAACACTCAAGTTTGGATGGCTTGAGTGAGAACTAGAACCTGTTTTTACATTTAAGTAATTTATTCGTTTACTTGTAGTCAAGTATTTAGATAAAGGATGGGACATGCTTACTATTATATATAGAATAGAAAGAATATGGTATATTTTGAAGAAGTAAACTCTTATAGTATAGAACTTTTAGATTATGTAGATAGTTTAGATTTTTTATTTTCTGAAGCTTTCCTACTAAAATGGAAACATAAATACTCTGAAGACTTTATTAGAGTTTTTAGATTAAAAATTTTAAAATCACTCCAAGAAATAAAACCAATTAAGAGGGAATCCCTAAAAAATTTCCTCAAAATTAAAACTAAGTTTAATGAGGAAATTATTTTTGAGTTCTTCGAGGATATAGACCTTAACCTTTATCTCCCTTAGTATCGAGAAAAGCTTGCATTCTTTGTTCAATTAACATTTGGTCATTGAATTTAGGACATACTCCTTTGTACCCACACCAATTGCAGAACTTGTTGTGGCAAGCTGAGAAATCATCTTTCTTCATTTTTCGGATTTTCCACATTCGTTCTTGCACTTTCTTCAAAAAGGAAGCTATGTCAGCCGCACAGAAACGCACTGTAACGAGTTTATCGAGGTGGGGGTAGAAATGGGCAAGAGTAACGTCCTTAACGCTCACAGAGTACAGCTGAGTGACTGCGTAGGCGTACATCTTCATTTGGTCATCCCTGAACAAATCCATTTGGGTTTTTGGACGTTTAGAGGTTTTGTAATCAATGACTAAGTATTTTCCACTCTCTGACTTAATGATACGGTCTATAATACCATTGACGTTCATATCTTTTTCTGGGTCTCCAAACTGGAACTTGAACCTCTGCTCTGCCTCTCCTACTTCGTTCAAGGTAGCATTTAACTTAAGAAAGTTTTTGCACATGTCCTTAAAGTTTTGAAACTTAGATTTAGGAAAGTCGTAGTTGTCTCTCTCTTTATTTGCTATTTCCATTAGGTCTTCCATAGTTTCAGCTTCAACGCCATCCTCAAATACCTTGTGAACGAAAGAACCATAGTGTAAAGCGTCTGTATTACTATTATCATTAAACACGGGATCAAGACGATCAACGTACCTCAACTTATACTTCAGAGGACATTCCTCATAAGTGCTTAGCTTGGATGCTGAAAAATTATTTATAAACATGATTAAACTTTCTTCTAAAAATATTAAAGACTATTTGGAGTCTACTTTCACCGATTACAAGGTGGTAGGTTATCATAGTCAGGAGTTCACTATAAACTCTGTATTTGTTAAGGATACAGGATACCACCTTTCGATTAATATGCAAACGGGACTCTGGCAAGACTTTAGAGCCAAAAAGAAAGGAAATATTATTGGGTTGGTAGCAGCTGTAGAGAAAATCTCTTTTAGAGAAGCAGAGGCTAGATTAAGAAGGAAATACCTTCGCAGTATGGAAAGTCTGGAAGAAAACATAAAAAGTCTTCTAGAGCCTCCTCAAGATGACTATAATAGATTATTTATTAGTAATAACAAAGACTTCTCTTCTTTAAATATAAAAGAATATACAAACAATATAAAAGATACTAATAACAATATATTAAAGAATAAAGCTATTAAGTTATTAAAGAATAAAGGTTTATATAACTTAAACCACTTGTTCTTAATCGGAGATAAACCTGGTCCTTTGTTTGGTAGACTTATTATTCCTTTTATATTGGAAGATAAGGTAATTTATTATCAAGCTAGAACCTTATTTAATGATAAAATTAAATATCTTAATCCTTCTTCAAAAGACTGTGGGGTTAAATCTTCAGATATTTTATACCCTTATAACACCCAGAAAGATTATTTGTTTATTGTTGAAGGACCTCTGGATGCTATAACCCTCCAGAGTATAGGAGTTAATGCTACTTCTCTCCAAGGTTCTTCTATATCTCAGGAACAGTTACGAGTATTAAAAATAGATAAACATATGAAGTTTGTTTTATCTATGGATAATGATAAACCAGGGAGAGTAGCTGAAGCCAGTCTTGTGCCTAAACTTCTTAAAGTTGGAATAGAGCCAGAACGAATTTTAACCTGTCACCCTTCATTAGAATACAAAGATTGGAATGATATGTTTACATTAGAAGGAAAAGAATCCGTTTTACTTCAAATTAAAAAGACTAAGAAGTATGATTCTATGGATCTTGTTTACTCTACAATCAAAGGGAATTCATCTGAGTAAACTATTTGACCAGCAAGACTAAATCTTACTTGTATATGATACATTCCTCTAGGGTTAATAATTAACTCATTTGCATTTAACTCTGTAGTATCTAACATAAAAGATAAGGTATCATCAGAATCAATAGTATCAACTGGAGTCCAATCCTTTAGGAGGGCTTTTTGAGGGAATTCACCATCTTCCCTATAGCGAGTAATAGTGTATTCTGCTTCTTCAATAAGGGAGTGTCTAAGCATTGCAATAATCTCACTTCCAATATTTTTATTAAGAATACTTACACTTGTAGAAAGAATCACTTCCTCTTTAGAACCATACTTCAACTTATTTGTCTTTAAGCGTGCCTTAGCCTTTGCATGTAGAGGTTCAGTAAAATGAAACCTATTACTAGGATAAAGTGTGAACTCATTAATTAATAGCTGAGGGTCTTCCCCTGGGCCAAAAGTTACAGTCCATACATCAAAATAATCACCAGAATGGGTAGCTCCATTTGTATACACTATGGCATCTTTTGTAAAGAGGGAATCTTTATGTAAAGCTATACCATACCTTTCTAATCCTGGATGTTCCCACTGTGCTTCAATAGAATACATTTGATAGATATCTTGTGATGTTGTAGCATCTCCTGTATACTCTGAAATATGTTTACACCCAAGCGTTGTTGCTCCCCCATTCTCAGTTCCTGAGAAAATCATAACTGCACTTTCTAATGCTTGGTCCTCGCTAACTAACCCTGTTTCATAATCTACAAAATATTGACTTTCTACTTGTTCATAATTGAAGTCTCCTTTAGGGAACACATGTACTGAATGCACCTCGTAGATGTTGTAAGGAGATCCCGCTTCTAGAGTGTATAACTCTAGAAGCACTCTGGAAGAAGGGGATGGTCGGTTGTTACGGTTAGTAACACTGATATTTTTATTGCCTGGAATTGTTGCCATAGGATTAAGAACCTGCTCTAATACTATTTAGTTGTTCCTTCTCCTCTTTCCTCTCTTCTATTAGAAATTCTAGGTATATATTCCTTTCTGCTTTTGTCATACGATGAACATCTTCATAACTAAATCCGATGTTCTTTACTAACAAATAAAGTTCATAGTTCAGGGAACGAAAGGTTAATTCTCTGAACTCGCTGAGAAAAAATCTGCTGTTAAAGGTAGATCCATATCATTTTTTTCTTCACAATGCATACAATGAAAAGAAATTTTAGTCTCTAAACCCCATTCTTCATTAAGAATGGAATTCCGAAGTTTTGAAACATCTTGTGCAGGTAATTTTTTAACGAAAGCTCTAATAATATCTTTGTCTTCAATATCCTCTACCCTGTTCACAAATCTCCACAAATTATCCATGAGCTTAGAAGGTTTGGTTATCAGGTCTTCATCTCTTGATCTAGGTACCGTTACTTCTACGTTTCTCTTAGACCCAGGGAGAAATAGTTGTTTTACAGTGCATGCCTTTTCATCAATATAATTAACAGTTAGCTCATTAATAGGGATAATCATCTCATTGGGTTCCTCACAGTGTAAACAATTTAAAAGAACATTATAATCTGTACCATACGAAATTTCTCTCAACTTGAATAAAAGATAGATTTTATCTGGTAACGTAAGATCAAGAATGGATACTCCCTTTACACACTTCCCCATCATATTGTTAATAATGTTTTTACCTCCTATTTTGGAAGAGGATAAAAGCATTTTCTCTTCTTCATAAGTAAAAGGTTTAATCATTACTTTTGTATCTTCTTCATAAAACACATTTTTTGAAGGAAGCACAATTTCAATAAAATCATTATTCACTTCTGAAAGTAAACCTGAAAGGATATCTTTTTTTGTGGTATCAACAGGGATACCAGGAGTAGGAGTAGTAGCTTCTTTGCTTCCATGATACTTTTCAGCGAAAAGATCTCCAAGAGTTTTATTATTTTCTTCGTTCATATTACTATAATAGGGAGTAACCCCTATTCATTATTATAGTTAGTATGCAAATCATAAAAGATAATATTTATACAAGATTGGTTAAATGTGATAAAGAGTTATTATCTTTATTAGTAAAAAAGTATAGTTTTAAAATCCCTAATGCTTATTTTGCCTCCAAAGGACGAGGAGGTTGGAATGGTACTCAACAATTTATTACTAAAGGTGGCCGATTAGGCACTGGTATTATTGACGAAGTTTTGGACGATCTTTCCACTGTGAATGCTCAATACACTTTAAAAGATAACACAACTAGTATCCCTTCTATAAACCGTAACCCTTTACCAGGTGTCACTTTACGGCACTACCAAGAAAGTGCTTTATCGGCTATTGAAAGGAATAATTTTAGAGGAATTATAAAAGCACCTACAGGGTCAGGTAAAACTCTTATTTTAGCTAGTGTTGCAAATTATTTTAAAGACTCTATAGGAGTTATTTTTTTTACTAAAAAGCAGATTTTGTTTCAAACTTACAAGGAATTCCAAAAACTAGGTATTGACTGTGGTATTGTGTGTGGAGAGGCTAACGATATTAAACCAATCACTCTTTGCACTATCCAGTCAGTAGACAAGATTTTAGATAGTCATGTAGACCACGCAGAGTTTATCCTTTATGACGAAATTCACGAGTTTGGAAAAGGGAAACTTTCTAAAAGCTGCTTAAAGTCCTTTAAGAAGGCTGCTGTTCGCCTTGGTTTCTCAGCAACACCACCGAAGGAGATTACACACGATTACTCTGTACGCTCCTTCTTAGGCCCTCTCATTTACGACTTAAAGGCTGC